AGTTCCGCCGTCTGTGATAGTAATTAGTGTATTTTGAATTCCACCGTTATTGATAATATTTGTAAACGTTAATAGACCAAATCTTTCGTGATTAATTACTGGAGTTACAGCTGTATCAGTTGTGCTCATAGTAATCTTAACGTTTACAGCCTTTGTGTTACCCTTTTCGATGAGTCTTCTCTTTGATGAAGAAGCAACAGAAACTGAGGCATCTTTTCCAAAATTATATTTTTCATTTGGAAGAACTGAGATATATGCTTGATCTGTCAAATCGGTAAGTTTTGTCTTAACTTCATAAGTGATTGATGTTGGACCAGAAACTTGATCTGCTCCAGTAAGTTGAATCTCATCAAACACAGTATTCGTTGAGAGAACAGCGACACCCTTATCATCTAGTGGCTCTAGCTGTAGATAAACTGTTCCTGTTGTCGCAAAAACTGCGCGATTTAAACGGAACATTAAGTCTTCATTTAAAATTGGATTCCACTGAGATGCATTTTGTCCTTTGAAGAAGTCTTTGACAAATGGTGCATCAGAGACACGTCGTTTATTACCCAATTCATCTGTGTATTCTTCGCCAGAATTTGCTGTCCAGACAATGTAATCTGGAGATTCTGTTCTCAATTGAATTGCATACTCTGTATTTGGATCAAGTTTAACTGGATCTGCAAATGCGAATCGAGTATTTGACGTTCCACCTGCAATTGATGGTGTACTTGAAACAACAATTTGAGGTGCTTCAAGAGTTTTTGATGCGAGTATCTTCTGACCACCATTTGGTAATCCATTTACAACAGGGACAATATCAACTGTAAATGGTAGAAGTTCGCCATCTGTTGTTGGTTTCTGCTTAAAGAATAGATCGACTGATGTCACGTAAAATGGCGTTGGTGCCTTTTCCTGAGAATTTTGAACTGTCTGCGATCCAGGAGTAAAGAAGGTTTGTGCCATAAATTTACGGTCATCAACCTTTGGTGTTGGTTGTGTGACAGAATCAGCAACCTTTGCGCTACTTGGTGTTTGTTCTTTTTGAACAAAGTTTCTTGCGTTTTCTTGAGTATTAAGTTTACCGACAGCACTATATTTTGCAATTGCACGCATTTTGTAATCATTTGCGTCATGAGTTGCTGTGTCAGTGATTACGAGTAGTCGTTCACCAGTTTGGAATTTTAGATCAGGCACTGCTGGGATATGGAAAATTCCATATAACGCACCAACTTCGCTTGTCTTTTGTTCACCAATACTGTAAACAGAATTAGATGTGCAGACTGCTGGAAGATCAGTATCTAGAACTGCTTCTGTCCATCCCAATGTTGTATTTGCTTTAACATCAATGACATTGGCTTTAAAGCCCATGTTTGTTCCAGAAACGATTGTAATAGAATTCTGATTAATAGTTGACAACCCGTCGCGATGTGGATTGTTTGAAGAAATTACAATTGATCTTAAATTAATTGTATTTGCGCCAACAACTGGTGACGAATAAGAAACATACGCATTTGATGCGCCAACAGTAAATGTCTTTCCAGTTGTGGTTGTGATTGTTTCTCCAGCACTAAATCTACTATTTGCATATCTCAATGAAACTTGTCTCACATCTATCGACAAATCTGTAAGATTCCAGAGATAATCTTGTGTAGGATCTTCTGATGTAGTGACCATACGACCAAGAATAGGATCAACAACAAGCACACCAGTTGATGAACTCACAAAGTCCCATTTTTTAACTTTTCCTAAAAAGGTAAAGTTTGGTTGTTCTAATCCTGTAAAAACATTAAACTGAAATGGACTATTTGTTGCAACTTGATAAACTAAATCTCCAGCCTCATATTCGTCTGAAGTTAGTACAGCTGCACTTGTTCCCTTATCAACTTTGATACTCACATAATTTTCATTCAGATAAATTCTATTTTCTGCACCGACTCGCGATGTTCCAAGAATTTCTCCATATGCTTTTGATGTTGCGCCATATAAACCCTCATTAATTTTTAATTGAGAGAAGGTGGTGTTTGTAGTCACATTGATATGTGAAGCGCGTTGGCAGAATAGATTTACTTTAGCGCCATCAAAAAATATATTAGCATTTGCTTCTGGCTTTAAACTATGTGCAGCAAAATTAATATCATTCTCGCGAATGAATGGTGCTAATCCAAGTTCAGCTTGAGCATCATTTGGATCTCTTTCTTGCTGTCTTTTCTTTAATGCTTCTTCTTCAGCAGCTCGTAGTCGTGCATTAATTGCAGCTTGTAAACCCTGTCCCATGTATTATTCCCCTTAACCGTCTCTGCTTTCAGGTTCAATTGAGCCACCTGTTGCATCTATTGGTGTAATTCCTTGATATTTCCATCCAGGTGGATATGGATTATAGGTCTGACTTCCGATATCAATTGGTCCACCAGTCCAAGTATCATTCACAAACGTTTCTGGAGCAACACCAGTGAAACTAATATTAGTTCTTACTGTTGATAATGGTTCAAAAGAACTTGGTAATTGAGAATAGTCTGGAATGTCAACTGAGTTGAATAGAGAAGTTCCAATACCATCTCCAGTTATCGGTGGATCGTTATATGTTCCTGTTCTATATCCAATACCACCACCAGTCACAGCTAAGATTGCAGAATCTACTACCATGCCTGCAGGTTCAGATTGTGGAGTTTCATATTCTTTACCGATTGAATCAATCAATGCTGGTTGATGTTCCTTTGAATAGAAGAAATCACTTTCTGGTGTTAATGTCAAAACGCCTTCATATTTAGCGAACATATTTGGTTGAACCGTTTGTGCGCCAGTTGGAGATGCGACAGGTTGAGTTACCAATGGTGTTTCAGTAAATGTCAATGTAATGAGTTTGTCATTAACCATTGCATCAGATAGATTTGGTGCAAGGTTGAATGCATTGACCTGTTGATATGGACCAAGATAACCCTTTTCAATACTTGCTTGAAAATCCTTTACTGTATCAGCAACAGTAGTGTTTGTGAAATCTTCAGTCAACTGATAGTAGACTGGTTTTGAAACACCTGGATTTGTAGTCGATGTTGGAGGGTTTGTTATTGTTTGCTTTTCATTCTCAAGAATCTTAACTCTTGATTTTACGGCTTGCAAATCAGTTTCAATTCTTCCAATATCCTTCATGGTGAATCTACTATTTTTAATAAAAGTAGATACAACAGTTTTTTCTGGATCTGCAGTGTAAGGAGGAATTACAAACTTGTAGAGTTCCATTGAGTTGTCATCGACAGCTGGTTCTCTTGGAGAGACAGAAGGAATGCCAAGAATGTATTTAAATTCTTTATCTCTGGTTACAACAAGTTTATCAATTCTAGGTAGATAATAATCATAATCAAGTTCCATCGTCGATGGGCTTGTTGGTTTTAGCAACGCAGCAGCACCAGTTGTCGTATCTTTAAATGCTAGGTTTGGAGTTAATACTTCAATTCCTTTTGTGTTGATCGCAACAGGGAATGCAGAAGAAACCTTAATTGCATTTGTATTAATTACTGATTCAACTCTTCTAATTTCACCATTAACAGAGATCATAGATCCAGTTGTTATTGGTGGTGATAGAACGTTTTTACTTTGAGATAGATTTGCAGTGATTGTAGTTGATAATGCAGCAACATTTACGTTTACAGCAATATTGATTGAGGCGTATGGATTTGCTTCAGTTCCAGACAATCTAACTGGTCTCAAATCAATATGATCCCTCAACTCTTGACTATTTTTATTTGTGTCAATGAAGATTGGGATAGAGCCATTTGCATATTGAGCAGCAGAGTAGGATCCAGCAGATGTGTATCCTTGACCAGCATATTGATAGTGGTCAAACAACACTGCGACCTGACCTGTTGGCGCTGGTCCAGTAAATGTTAGGTATGCATGGTTATACATTCCATATGAAGAACCACTATACAATGTATACTGACTTGTAATTTGTCTAGAGCTTGTTGTAGGTAAGGTCGTCAATGACCCTGAATCGTAAACTGCTCTAATTTTTGTCACATCAGAAACATAAAGTTGCTGCGGTTCGCCTGGAATTTTTGTGATTGCGTTTGCAGACATGAACCAAGCAATACCATTGCTTAAATTCAACTTAACTCCAGGAACTCCAATTACAGCAGTTGCAAGTGTATGGCTATCCCCTGCAGTTAGAGCACTGTTTGCTTGTTTATAAGTTTTTGTTCTTCGAAGATGATCTTCAGCTGTCACAGCCCTTGATGTGACATAAATGTCACCCTTGAAAGTCGTACCTGATCCGCTGTCTGTGTGAATACTAATTGTATTGGCATCAACTCTTAGAACAGAACGATTACCTTCTGTCATATTCAACACAATACCAGCATTTACACCTTCACGTGGAACGACAATAATATTATCATTCACTTCTGCATCAGATACAACGCTTCCGTCAGTTCCAAATTCAAAATTAACTTTATCTGGAACGCTGATTGTGATAGCGCCATTCGTACTGAATTGCTGATTTCTGAAAATCGTTCTCTGATAGAAAGAAACATTGTTTTCGCTATTTCGTACAACGTATGGATCTGGCAACTTGTAAAGCGATTTATCAAAAGTTGGATCTTCAATTGCTGTTTTTCCGAGAGTTTGGCTTCCTGAAGCAACGTTTGCCTGCAAATTTGCAACTTGGAAAGTTGAAGTGTTTGGAAGGAAAACAGATTTTGACATATCAAGTGGAACCGAAATTGTAAATCGATCTCCGCTTGATGGTGTGGCTTTGAATCCCGTTCCTGCTTCTAGGAAATGAAGATACTTTGTAGCCCCATCATAGAAAGAACATGTTAATTGCCCCCAGTTTCCAACAGATGAAGTACATGCAACGTTAGCAGAAGTGAGGAGCGTAACGATTGCATTTTTATATGCGTTTTCTACGCTAGAGAAATGTGGTGAAAGTTTGAGCATATAAGCATTAGTTGAAACACCATTTGCAGATGTTACAATAGAGTCGAACTTAACATCCGTCAAATATGCATAATAAACATTTGCATCACCGCTCGTTCTGTCTAGATTCTTAAGATAAGCAGTACCAATTTTTGTAGCATAGTATTTTGATGCAGTGCCATCTAAAACAACATTTGAGTTTGGTACGCAGTGAATGTCTAGTGGTTTATAGTCTGTAGAGAAAACAATACCGTCAGCACTGTTTCCACGCAGATTGGCAAGCTGAAGTCTATTTCCATAATAGATGTTTAGATTATAATCAGCGTTTGTTTGGTATGTTCTTGCTTTCGGAATTTGGAATTTTGTCGGTCCAATTGTTTCGAATTCAAAGCCTTTTACATATACCTTTCCTGCTGAAACTTCAAGGAAGAATGCATCTGTGTTTGTGGCGTGTGTTTTTGGAGAAACAATAAACGGCTTAACTGAGTAGTCTCCAGACTCATCATACGTGCGTCTTGCTAGAGTCTTTTCAAGTTCAGAGTAAATTGGATAACTTACTTGTTTTGTAATAACACCATTTTCAACACGAAGAAGTTCAAAGAATCTTGAATCATCGACCGAATTTAGGTCGCGTTTTGCTAAAACTAGATTAAACTTATATCGATGAGCTCCAGGAGCCTGATAGTTAAATGATTCTAGAGCTGGATCAAGCAATGCATTATCTTCAGATTCTGTAACGAATCCCTCATCAATTTCTAATCCAACTCTTGCATTTGCAAATGGGGTGTATGCATCAAGCACGATAGTCTGTGGTGCTACAGTAATGAAATACCCATCAACATAAAACACACCTTCGTTAATTGACGCTAACGAACCTGTTCCAGTAAATGAACCAGATGCAACATTTGCGCTAACTGTTGCTGCAGTTGAAATCGTTTCACCAGCAGTAAATGATTCGCCTCTGGTATATCTTAGAAGTAGTGTTCTGTCTGTTGTGGTTGAATATGTCTGAAGAACACGAGCGCGAACCTGTGGAGAACCAGAATTAAAAACGCCAACACCAAAGAAATTGTCTAGGTCAATATCTTGCCCATTATACTGCTTTTCAAGTTTTACATATCTTACGCCGCGATCGAGTGTCAAATGACCACCAACAACTGGAGATCCGTCTTGGAAAATATGGTTTCCAAACTGTTTAATCTGATTTTGTAAAATCGACTGAATTTGAGTGAGTTCTCGAGCCTGAACAGCGTATCCAGGACGGAAAAGAATTCTCATGTAATTCTTTTCTAGAGCTCCGTTAGTAGCGTCAAAATCGTCCCAGTATGGTTCTGCGTTAAATTCTGCCATTGATATTACCTATAAACTATTAGAATTCAATAACCGTTTTGATCGTTTCGGTTTGATTGGTGGATCTTGTGATTTTAGCTCGATTTTCGATGTATAAGATCTGTCCGCTGAAGATATTTATATCTGGTTTATCAATTGAAATCGCTTTTGCGGATATAGATGGAGCGTCTTTTTGATTTACAACGTTCGTTACGATAGAGTCAACATTTCCAGTAATATTGTTCAGCACGATCGCGTTTAATGCATCATCAAAGTGGACAATTCTGCCACTACAAAGCGCAGAAGCATAACTTGATCCAACGAATGCTAATTCATCATGAACAAATTCTGGGCGTCCGCCAAGATCCACAGTATATACAAGAGTATACATAGGTAGAATTTCAGCTGTGGCGAATTGACCGTTTGCGTATTTTGGATCCTTCACGATACAAATTTGACGAAAATCGTCAGTTCCATCGTTTTGTACCTTAAAGAAGCCGCTAACGTCGCCTTCGAAGTCGACGCTTATCATTTGACTTGCAGCACCCAACTCTCTCACAGGGCTATAACCATGTCCGAATTGAGGGCTAATTACAACTTCAAATTCTGCAGGAGTTCCAGTTGCAGTATCAAATAGATTGTCAACAACAGTCATTGTTGCAGTTGTATAGTTATTTCCACCATCAATAATATTGACATCTGTAATAACACCAGCAACAACATCAAATGTCATTGAAGCACCAGTACCATCTCCGATAACATTTGCAGATCCATAGTTGCTGACTGTATCGCCGTCAGCATATGTCGTACCGCCATTTATAATCTTTACGATGTCAATTCTACCGTCTTCAGCATTTGTAAATACGGTTGTATCTCTAACTACAGGCATGTATTTGTCTGTAAAGAATTTGTTTTTCAATCCAGTTGGGATAGTGTATAGATATTTCCACTTGTATCCATCTGAAGTTTGAATATATGGGTTTTCTGGAAGCTGCCCATCAAGAGCGATTTGAGGCATAATTGTTGATTGAGCATCATCATTATTATACAAGCACTTAAATACCTGATCCTGGCTATTTCTTACATAAAATTTATTTGAGTACTGGAGAGATGATGTCTCAACCAAAAATAGATTTTGAGTTGCATAACTTGAACTAAATGCATTATTAACGAGAAGAGCAGTAGAATTTTTAGACACAACTTCTCTAAATTCTGTTCCGTATTCTCCAATTCGAATAACAGATCCAATTGATAGAGCTGGGGTGGTTGTCGTAAAGTTAATTCCATTTGCATTTACTGTATTTGCAGAACCAGCTCCAACATTAACATTTCCAGTTGTTGAAGTTGTATTCACAACACGTGTGTCAGTTGATTTTATGTATAAGTTCGCGCTTTGATCGTAAGCAACATAAACGGTTCCAGAAACCCAATCAACTCTTGGAACAACTGGCTGTACGTCATTTGCTGTGATTTTCTTTAGAATAATCCCATCTCGCATTGCCTGATATTTGTAAGCAGTTGTGTCGTATGGGGCTGAAATAAAGTCGTCGTCTAAAACTGTTGGATCTGAGAGGTTAGCCCAAGGAATTGATCTACCGACCATGATGTAGACGTTAGCCTCTGCATCAGAGATCATATTCTCAAAATTGATTGCGTTTGTAACACCAAAATCTTTTGTAATTAATGATTTCATTTTTATACGCTAGTCCTAATGATTGTGTATCCAACAGTATTGTAGACTGGAGTCTGGAAGTAAACAATTCCATTTGAATTTTGGAAAGCAACACTTGAATTTAGGTTTAGTGTCACGTTTGCACCTGAGTAAATAACCTGATTGACTTTTCTTCTAACAGCAGTATTTGCCCAGAAGTATTTATCATTGGCATTTGTGAATGCCAAATTTACAGTTAAGCTGCTATCATCTGAAATTGAAACAACTTCGCGTAATTGATTGTTGACGCTGATTATGCTTCCAACCGCTAGATTTGTTGTAAAGTATGTAACATTTGGTGAACTTAGATTTCCAGTAACTGTTGTTCCGCTGACGTTAACAGTACCTGGAAGTCTTGTAGCAATTGTATTTGCGCTTGTGTTTCCAACCATAAATGTTATATTGCTGTTTGCCTCAATACTTTCCGTGATGGCTGATCCGTTTGCAAAGATATGCACGTTTGCATTTCCAGCTCTAACATTCATTCTTCCATCACCAACGCCACCGATTGGATTTTCAAGCCAAATAGTATTTCCATCAACAATATTTGTAATTGCTCTGGTGTATCTCTTACCTTCTGCAGTTTCTGTCGTGTTAATCAGTACAAGATCACCAACAGCAGCTCTTGTTGTAAAGCTGGAATTGTTTCCGTAGAATACATTACTCAAGTATGAAGTATTTGCATTTGTGGATTGTATGCTGTTTGATGTGTGCACATTCGCGCGAGTAGAGATCTCACCATCAAGAGAATTTTTGAGCAAGAATTTAGACAACAACTGCATTCCAGCTGGATGCGCAACTCTCTTAATGGTCTCATTGTAATCATCAAGAGATTTCTCAGATTGAATCTCATAAGAGAAATTGTGATAGTAATCGTTATTTTGAATCTTTTTGTCAGCTGAAATAAATCCATCTGTGTTTAGATAGAAGCCTTCATACTTGATCAATCCCCTCAAGAATTCGGCATTTGCTTTCGCTAGACCATCTCCATAATAACGTGGATATGGTTTTTCTAGTTTTGGATTTATGCCAGCGAACGAAACATTAGCATTCTGAGATAGAACAGTGACCGTAACGTTACTTGTTGCAGTGTTAATTTTAAGCGGCTCTGCTGTATTAATTGTTCCACTGAAATCAAACACACGAATAATACTATGCGTTGTATTTTCTCGATGAACATCATCAATTGTACCAGTGAACGTTGCGCCAGTGTTTGTTGCACCACCCTGCCAAACTGCCTCACCGCCGCTAACAATCGTAGTTTGAGATAGATCATTCGTCAAAACATCAACAATTTTTAGAGAAACTACAGGAGTATTAGCATAATCGAATCCTCTACTGATAATATTAAAGTCAAGGATTTTACCGATTTCATCAGTTTCTGCAGAAATATCTTCACCATCACTTAATCCATAAACATCAAATATAGCGCCTGTTCCGCTACTTAATGTATTTGAGCTGTCTAAGATGCGAATAGAAGGCATTTCAGAATAACCTTCGCCTCTATCATCTAAAGTAATTCCAGTAATGACACCACTTGATACTGTTAGATATGCATTGGCATTACAACCTGTTCCAATAAATTCGACTTTATCAGTTGCGCCATATCCAGTTCCACCATTTCGAAGAATAACCTTACCAATTTTACCGATACCTTTGACACTTGGTCGCACATCAAAAAACATTCTGAAGTTTTTGATGTTTGTTTGGTTAATATTGTTTTCAAACTCTCTGTCTAAAAACATATATTTTATCGGAGTTGTGGCTACGTCATATACAATGTAATCAGTTACTTTTGCATAATGAGCAGTATCGCCGACGTCAAGAAATACTCTTGTGCCAGTATAAAATCCGTTTGAGGTGCTGAACGATGCATTTGAAGAGTTTAACGTTAGACGTTTGAGTGCCTTATTGTAATCGTAATCAGCGCCAGCAATTTCCCAAGGAGTCTCAATTGGGCTTTGCTCTATAGAATAGTCTGTATCATATAGTGATTCAACATCAAAGGTTGGGACTTCTGTGAAGAACGAACCACCATCCTCAAGTTCAAGAGTTCCGATTCTACCAAGAAGAATAGAGTCATAGGAGAAGGCGCGTCCAATTTGAGTGTTGTCACTCGCAAAAATAAGAACGTTACTTGTTCCATCAGGCGCAACTGTTAATTGAGAATTTGCATATAATTTATAATTTTGACGTGTTATCGTAAACGGTGAATCAACAGTCAACGAGGAATTACTTGAAACAGTGACAACGTTACGAACCTCACCATCGATGGAAATTTGTTTACCAGTCAGATATGAATATGTCCCAGGAATAGCATCGTCGATAAAGTATGTTTGGTTTGCGCCAGGAGTGGTGTTACCAGTAACTGTCGTTGAACCGATGCTTACATTAACTGTTCCCTTGACTGCTCTCAATGCAGCAAGGCTCGCAATTTTATTTGTTCCACTGTAACTAATAATTTCGGAAGTGTTAACATTTGCGCCGCTTCCATCAGAACCAGTTCCAGCAACAATTTTAAGATTGTATGACTTATAATAATCGTTTGTTGTGTTTGCAGTATATGTTGCAGTGTTTAAATTAACTGCAAGAGTTGAATTACCGACACCAGCTGTTAGATTTGCACGCGCAGTTACGTTATCAAAATCGTAGCCACTAGGATTGATTAAATTAATGCTGTATTTGTAACCAACAGCATCAGTACAGAATGCAAACGTGTCAGAATTTGCACCATCAGTTAGGATACTTCCCACCAAAACGTTTGCACCAACTCCACTAGTTGAGAAGATACGAACATATGAATTTGGATAATCTCTGAAATAATATCCTCTATCAACGACTGATAAAGTCTCAAGAGAGCCAGTAGAAACGTTTCCAACTGTGGCGATTGCTTTGGCAGCTTCTGGCGTATCTGCAAGACCACCATAAATTACAACTGGATCGCCAGACTCATACTTTGTTCCTAATTGAAAGATGCCAAATCGATTTCTAAAAATACTCAAATTAGAGATAACAGAAATGATTTTTGACGAAAAGGTTTTTGGGAGACCATTTTCATCAACATATTCGACAACTAAATTTTCACCAGCGTCGAATAAGCGTTTTACATTTGACACATAGACTTCAACAATCTCTCTCCCAAGAGTTTTATCGACAGTTCTAATTGCTTTTTCAATTGTACATGTTGTTCTGGAAGTTTCGCCGATGCCTTGGCGTCTATTCAAAAGCGAAACATTAAAATCGTCATATTCACTTAATGTGACTTTATACAAACGTTCTGAGTCATAGATGTGACCGCTTACATTTCCATTCGCATTAAATTTATGGTATACAGTTAGATAATCGCCAAGAGCATTTACTGTATTGACTTGTCGCTTTTCGTTGTCAATTTGAATAAATGAGTTTGCTGTGATACCAGCAGAAACAAGATTAATGCCGTTTGCGTCAACTATTTTTGGAGTTGCAACATTTACCCAAACATTACCAGTTGATACAACACGTAGAGTATCAGAGAACGCTAGACGAATTGCTTGAGGGAGTTTCCACTTACCGTCAGAGGCTTTTAGAATGTCTTCCTTTGGAAAGAAGACATCGACTTCTTGGTTGTATAGAACACGAAAAATAAATTTAAAGGAATCTGGTGTGCCTTTTTTAGCGTAGAAATCTCGAGCTGCTTTGATTACCTTTGCAGTAGAAAGTTCAGTTTCTTCTGGAAAATTTGGAATAAATTTTGATTTAAAGAATTTTAGAAGGTCTGCGCGTGTTTCATCGACGTCAGCATAATCATATAAACTCTTTGCTACTTGTAAAGTTTTTGTATCTTGTTCCAAATACTCATAATATTTTTTGAGCAACTTTGTGAATGTTGGCGCATTCGCGTCAGCCGCAGTTGTTTGTGCGTCGGCAGAACGAATGAAGTCAGGTAATTGACTCTCAATTAAAGTTGAGATGTGATTATTTGCGAACATTATTCACTTTTTCTTACATCGATAATGACTGAGTCGGTATCTTCTTCGTCAATCGTTATGATTCTACTGCGGCTAGACTCGAAATTATTTCTTTCTGGTCTTGCATTAATACGGAAGATTTTCAATGGATCGCTAATGCTTACTGGATCAAATTCTGTCAGTGTAATCTTACCAAGCACATAATCGATCGTTCCAGCTGAAGAGTTTAGAACAACGCTCTCATTGTTTTCGTTGAAGAAATAACTTTCAAGATTTCCGTATCTTTTCTCAACGCTTACCAATAAATCAACGGTTGTGTCTGGATTATTTTCTTCAAGGTCTGTAGCAGTTGCATATACTGTTGCTTTTGCAGTGGTGTAACTTGCACCCTGTTTCTCAACAACAATTTCTGTAATCTTACCATTTACAATAATAGGGTAGGCACTTGCGCCAACACCATCGCCAGAAATAACAATAATCGGTCTGGTCTCATATGTTCCTGGAGCAGCTAGAACTGAAATTGATTCAATTCCAGAAGAACTTCCTGTTGTTTCTCTCATAAAACAAGTACGCAAAACACCATCAGCATCATACTGTCTGAATGCTGGCGTAGAGTAAATTGGATATCTAGAATCTTCGCGTGTTAATGGTGTTCCGAAATTTAAAGTGTAGTTTCTTGCTGCACCTACCTGTGGAATAAATCGTTTTTGAATTGTGCAAATTGCGTCACTGTAACTGATTGAGAGATCAGAGTCATCAATGTTTCGAAGCATCTTAGACATCTTAAACTTACTGTTGAAGTCATTTAGATCTGAATCTCTGAATGCAAGAATTGCATTTCTAATAAGTGCTTTAAGTGAGTCTGCATTTCGATTTGTTTTTGTTTTATCATAATAAACTTCAGCATAAATGTTTAGATAATTGTAATCAACATCAACAAACTCAGGAATTACAGTAACGACTGAGACTGGTTTGACAACGTTGTTAATCACATCAAGTTTTTCACTCTCTGTAATCTCATAACCAGAAGTTGGTTTTGCTGCAAGAAATACCTTTCCATAAACAGGTGGATCGTTTTCTTCTCCACCCCAGACGTTCACAGATTCAAAGTATGGGTATCTCTGATTAATAAGACCAATAATATCGTCTTTTGTAACACCGCGATTATTTGAGATGTATGCCTTTGTTGAAGTGCTTCGAATGCTCTCAATACTTTCCTGTCCAGTTCCACCGCTTGCAGCTGTAACTGGATACACAACTGATGTTGAATACCCACCAACAGAATCGATTAAACTAAATGCATTGGCTTTATTTGCTGCAGAACCTTGCGTGATAATGTATGTCACAATTACAATGTTACCATTTGTAAGTTTTTTACCAAGGACATCATCACCAAAGTAGATTCTATACTTTCCACCGCGTGTTTCTTCTAAAAAGAAAACTGGTGAAGTTGCAACTGTATTCGTTGAATCTGTTGAAAGAGTAAACTTTTCTTTTCTAAAACTTGATGATGATTCTTGAACAACAACTTCAAGAGTGCTTGTATCAATTCCAGCGTCTGGTAGTTCAAAACTTCCAGTAGGATTGTTTGTTGAATCGTATGTAAATGTGTAACTTAATGGTTGTCCCTGATAGATGTAAAGATCATCAAAACAAAAACGATTACAGGTTGGATCAAAATCAACAGTAACAGTGTCTCTGTTGACAAAGGTATATGATGTTGATCCGATTGGCGCAGAAGCGAATTTTGTAAATCTTGGAAGAGTCAATGACGATGCACTACCAACATCGCGTGTAATTTGTAGATTGACAGTTGCGCGTGGTGCCACAGAAGAACGTGGAGTGTATCCAAGCATTTTCGCATGAGAAACAACTGACTCGCGCATGAGGGCAGTATCTAAAAACATTTCGTTGGCAATCATATTATTATAGAATGCCATATAGTGAGTATTATAGGCTAAGATATCCAATAAGACATTAATGCCTGCAGCCTCAAAATCAAAGTCTGTGAATTCGTTTTGATCGCGAAGAAAATTCTTTAGATTCTTTTTAATTTCGGAAAAGTCTAATTCCGAAATTGTAAGTTTTTGGTCTATATTTGCCATTATCTAACCTTTTCTAAAAATAAGGTAATCGTTGTTGGTGGTTCCAGATTGTTCGTAAAGAAACGAATTGTAACAGCATAACGATTTTCTTCTGGCTTTGCTTCAACCCGTATCGCATCAATTCCAATACGAGGTTCAAAATTTTGAATTGCGCTTATAATTTCATTCTTCAAAACACTCGCTGTAATGAATGAAACATCTTCGAACAAAAGAGAACGAACTCTAGATCCATAGAGAGGCTGGAATGGCTTCTCGTATTGGTTTGTTGAGATTAGATTCTTCAAAGCACCAATAATTGCCGCATTACCAGTTCGTTTCACAACGTCTTTTGTAATCGGGTGAACACTTAAATTTAAATCTAAATCTTTATATGTTCGTACTTCTAATGCCATTTTACTTTAATTCTTGCGTTTTTGTTATTTAGCATGGTTTAGCGCATGGGTCTTCTGGTACTGTTACATCTGGCGTACCATCAACATCTGCACCAACATTTCCATTGTCGTCAGTTCCTGTTCCTTGAACTGGGAATGGACCACCAATCAAATTGAGTCCATCGAGAGAAGGATCAGTTGGAATGGCTGTGTTTGCAGAAATTGTATTATTATTAAAGCCAGGATCGTTATAATCCTGATCAAAGTCGTCTAGAATCTCAATAAAGTCGCTTGTTGTTGCATCACAACCTTGTCTTCTAGGATCTGGAGCGAGAATAATATCTAGATATTCATCAGAATCATTTGGTCCACTATCTTTTCTCTTTTTCTTAGAGCAAGATAGAGAGAACAGTTTGATCATTCCCTTCACCAGATTTTTAGCCTGATTCAAGACTGCAATGTCCTGATTGACAATATCCTTAACTTGATCTCTGACCGTTGTAATCGTTGTAGTCGCTTTTTGAATTTCTGTAATAACAGCTGCCGATGGAAGCGCTCTAATTGCGTCATCGCGAAGTCTATACTTCATGTCGTCGAGTTTTTCCTTCACCCTTCGGAGCAACTCATCTTGGAATAAAGATTGTGCTGCATCAGAAGGCGAGGATACGTTGACCGACTGGTAGACACCGTTCGACCTGCGGACGCGAGTGGTCAACCCAGATAGAATATTTGGATCTCCAGTTAAAGTTGCAGGTAGAGTGAATGCGTTGATGATTCCATCTGGATCGACTAGATCTTCATCTAACCCAACAAACGGCGTTTCGTTTGTGACTTTATAGACTGGGAAATTTCGAGTAAATCGTAGCGAGTCATCAACTGTAATCGTGGTATCAGTTACAGAAACAACAATATATTCTTTTGCATCATAATAAATTTTATTATTTGCTTGTAGGTAAGTCGTGAATGAGGTTCCGTTACCTGTAATCACATTATCCAAACAGACAGAATTACATACAAATGATGTCTTAACTTTAACTTCTAGATCTGTTGAAGTCGTTGCAAAAGCAGAGTTTACGTTGAAAGACGTTTCTTTATAGAATGTTTGTGATGTGCAAGTGCTGTCAAATGGATTGTAAACTGTGAGATAATCTCCATATGCATTTACAGTGTTGACTCTTCTCACTTCGCTGTTTACTTTAATGTAAGTTCCAGTATTCACTTTAAGAGTTCCAGAAGCATCAAGTAAGCAGCTCGCAAGATTTAGAGTTCCGACATCTGCAGTAATAACTTTCACATTGTCTGTTAACACATCAACAGAAACTGTTCCAGAAGGAGCAGCTGTAAAATTCTTGTCAATTACGATCTTTTCAATTGAATTAATGATGATGGTGTCACCAATATCAACTTGAGGATAAACCGTCGAAGTTAAGTTTGGACTTACCTGATTGCTAGATGCAATGTTTGCTGCAGCGCCACCAATAGCGACATTACCATAGAGACGTTCGATTTCAAGTGCTGATCCTGCGCCACCTAATCCAGAAAGATTATCAGTATGTTGTTCAAATTCTCTTAATGAACGAGCAAGAGAGTCGGAGCTCTCTGCAATATTGATCAGCTCGCCGAGTGCAAATGGACCGATCTTATATGTGTCTGCATTTTGCTGCACCTTTCCAATTGCATTAAGCAAATTGGTTCTAGCAGTTACGATGCTTGGATCAGTATTACTAAAGAGGTATGGAAGACTTGCCTCTAGTTTTGCATAGTTATTTGCAGTATAACCATCCATCCATTGATTTAAGTCATTGATTGGCGAAGCTGCAAATTTATCTAATGGATCAAGGAAGGTCTGTAACTTGTCTCGGAGAGGATTTACGAAATTTTGGGCAAAGAAGTTCCGAACAGCATCAACTCCTTTTGGAATAAGGTTTTTGATACTCTCAAGAAATTTAGCGAATTTCCCTGCAGCGAAATTGAACCCACCGTTCTTTGCAAAAGGAATTGGCACGCATGAGAATACGATCGCCAATGTTTGCAATAGCGGGAGTCCTCCGATTAAACAGAGAATAATCTTAA